GTTTCCGGGTCGGCACCCAGGTTGCCGACGAGAATCGCTTTGTTTACTGAGGCCATTAGTTCTATCCTTTATGAAATGATTGTTTTACGCCGCGCTCGGATGCCGCGTTGCATCAATGCGGTCGCAACAGTGCTTGACGATCATTAGTTCGTCTCGGTTATAAGTGGTGATTCGATCAACAATCTCCTGCAAGACGTTCGTAACGAGGATATTGGAGATGGCTGTAGGTGCCACGGCGCGCAGAACCGTTTCAAGCTTCAGCACTGGCGTGACGGATTCAGTCGGCGCGCTCGCTGATGCGGCAACGGGTTCGGCGCTGCGCTCCTTCTCCTTGCGCTCGTCTTCAATCTTCGCCTCCGCTTCACGGTCGGCGCGCTCCTGCTCTTCCTTTCGAATCTTCTCGCGCGCCTCTTCGAGCTTTTTATCCTCTGCGGCCTTGTGTTCAGCGATACGCGACTTGACCAGCATCACGAAATCATCATGGTCCTTGAGAACGATATGCGCGGCATCGGCGAACAGGAATGTGTGTTCAGAGGCCAGTTCGAGTAGCGCGTTCAGATTGACCTGAATCTTGTCTGCGGTCTCGTTGGCCGCGATCTTGCACCGGGCCAGTTCATCGTCGACCGCGCCTTGCAGGCTGGTGATCGTGCGCTTGTTCTTGATCGCCGAGGCAAAGTTGTCCTGCATGGCCGGCATGTAGGGCTTCCCCAGGCGGGTGTCGAGATTGGCGAGATGGGCGTCTAGCGCGGCCCTGCCGTTGGAAACAATCGCGGACTTGATCTGCAACTCTCGGGTAGCGACCAGTTTTTCCAGAGCCAGGCGCGTTGTGCGCGCGAGACTTTGGTAAAACTTCTTTTCCCGGCGCATTTCGTCGATCTCTGCTATCTGTGAGAGAGCGCGTATTTCTTCCGAATCCAACGTTTCCTCTGCGGATTTGAGTTTGCTGAGGGCCGCTTTGCAGTCGGCAAATTCCTGATCGGTGCTCGGCGCTTTGGGGAGTTTCTCAATAAACACGTCCAGCGCTTCGCCAAACGCGCGCAGATTCGAGCGCACGGCGATGGAGCCGGTGGTCTGGATGGAAACGACTGGCAGGTCGAGTGTCGGGGCCGCGAAGGCAGCAGGAATGACTTCGGCGGGAACGTAACTCAACAAGTCTTCGTTAAATTGCTTCCATCCGGAGATAATGCGCTTGACCCATTCCGGATCGGGAAAGACCCACATCCAGACGCAATTCTCCTTAGTGCCATCGGAGACCATGAACAACAGTTTGTCGGCCCCGGTAACGTACATCACTTGCTGGCATTGCGGCTGATGCTCGTCGGGCAACTCTTGGCGCTCTACCGACGCAGCGAGCCGGGTGTTGTATTGCTTGTGCTCGAAGGCGATGTCGCCAGCCATGGTCATCCCGTCGCAGGACGCGGACAGTCGACCGAATGAGTACGTGGCCGGATACAGTTCTTCTCCAATAATCTCTTCGGCAATGGGGCGCGCCAGTTTCTCGACTTCGTGCCCACGGTCGAGAACATTCTTCTGAACCCAATCACTGAATTCTTTGGCAATGCCGGTGTGCTTGATGCCGAGCAGTTCGTTGCGCGGCGTCGTCTTCGACAGCCCGAGCGCTGCCGCCGCCTCGCTGGCACCGTCATGCGCCAGCCGGAATTCGTACCACTCGTCGCTGTCCTGAACCAGTTCGTGAATAATTCGTTTCATGTCGATTCCTTTTGTGTATGTGCAGGTTTGGCTGTTACTGACTCAGTGCTTCCCGGCGACCCTGGTAGATCACTGTCAATTCCTCGCGCTGTTTCTCGTCGGCGACTTCCCGGATCAAGTCCGCTGCGGCGTCGAGCAAATCAACATCCGCAGCCTGGTTCAGCTTGTCGGAGACCCAGGCAAACGTGATGCCGCTATTCAATTTCGGTTCGGATTTCTTCACGGCGCGAATTTTTGCTTTCTGCTCGTCGTTTAAATTGGCTTTTGATCCAGCGGTGGCGATTACCTCATCAGCCGTCTTCTTTCCCGACAGAATCAACTTTTCCCAACTTTGGAAATCAGCGACGAACCGCTCCTCTGTGTAAGTGTCTGGATCGTGATATTGCTCGTCCGTGACGACAACCCCGTTTTCAATAGTTACGCCTCGGCCCATTTCCTGCGCATTGCTGATGTCAATCGCGTTTGATAATTCAATGCTCGCTGGCATGTATTTAAGGACCTGAAGCAAAGGCACCTTGCGACAGTACATTTCCCAATCTCGGAAGCTGTAATGTTTGTTCCCGACCTTGTTATATTTATCTCGGTGCTTGCGTATTTTCTCTACGCTCCACAGCTCAATGATTGGCATCGTTGCGTCTTTTACCCATCCGATTGCATAGGCATGTGTGATGTCGCCGGGGTCATCAAGGTCAGTTTCGTTGTGAATAATCAAATCACGCTTTGCGCCGTCAATAAACGTGTATTCTTGATCTGAAAATATCACTCCTGTATAGACCGTTCCGCGTCCGCTCCTGGAAACAAGGTCAACAAGCCCCTTCCACCCAGGAACAAAAGTGCATGTTGTTTTGTACGGTATCAGATATCCGGCTCCATTTACCCCAGGCTCAAGGCCAAGTTGCCCGGCGATCATAATCGACGCGGCGATACTGTTAGGGGTGCATTGTTGCAATGATGGAGACGTGCTAAAGGCAGTCATCGCCAGTCTTGCCATGCGGTCGGCGTTCATGTGTCGGGGCAACGCAAGCGCCATTTGTGGCTTCATTTTTTCCATGAATTTGCCAAATGCAGCAACCGGGCTTTTTTCTTGATTGGTGGGCATGTTCATTTTCAAAACTCCTTTGTTATTTACGACGCGGCCATATAGGCCAGCGCGATTATGAGCACTACCCACCCGACAGCAATGTCATCTTCATCGGCGTGACGCTCGGATAGTGCCCTTGCCGCGTTGATGCTGTAGCCATCCAGTCGCAACTTGATGTAGTTAATCAGTCTCATGCCTTCTCCTTTTCGTAAAAATGTTGCATGAATGATGTTGTGCTCATACTGCGTAGCATAACGTCGCGCTGTTCTTCAACACGCAAACAGGAATGCACTGGAACTAAGTCACGATCCGGGCCATGTTTTATGTACTGCTCATATTTCAAGCAGTACGGGTGAAGGATGCTTTTCTGTAAACTGTCGCAGGAGTGGCAGGCTTTCATTTCTTTTTCCTCTTTCCGCGAGACTTGTCATAAGCAGCACAATCAATGCACTGCTTGCCTTGCTTGCCGTCCATCCGCGTATGCATTCCGTCAGCAGTGAAAATGTCGCCACACGAGCAGCATTCAAACAATCCGCTTAAATCCTGTTCGCTACCGTCAATTACCGTGCGCTTCATTGATTTTGGAGGCAGCGGATAAGGAATTTCTCCTATCAACTGGCTAGCAAAATCGCTCATCCCGATATCTGCGTGGCGGTGAATGAATTCCATATTCATAACGTCGATTTGAATCATGTTGATTAGTTAAAAGCGACTCCCGTTTTATTCAGGCCGGGAGTCGGAACCTATAGCCAGGCTTTCACTGTCTTCCCGGTTACTAGCCGGTCGCTCGTGGTCGTGTCTTTCGAGCTGTGCTCATACTTGATCGTGACTCGCCAGCGTTTATGGCCCTCAGTCTTTGATGATCGGCGCTGAGACTCCGATTGATGCTAGAAAATAAATACGTAAATCGGTTTTCTGGTGTGCGCTGCGTATTTCAAAGCCCGGTAGGAAATCGTCGTCTTGATCATTTTTTTTGCAGTCCGTAATGCTCTGGCGTCGCTTCTTTGATCGTTTCTACTATTTCTTTCCGCAGAGCAACAAGCTGCGCTGTTTGTTCGAATCCAGGCAATTCTGCAAGCAGTCGCGCGGCACGTTGTAGAGCTGCCGCCATACGTGGAGCTGAAGCAACTAATGTTGCATTTGCTGCCATTTCGTCAGACCACTGATATACAGGACGGCCGTTATCCACGCCTGTTAAATGCTTGACCTTAATAAAACCAATAACCCGACCGTTTTTGTCGTCAATGCGTGCAGAATCATTTCCGCAGCTTGGGCCGACTATCCACGGCCCTTTTGTGTGTTTTGATTCGCTCATTTCACGCTCCTAAAATCTCACTCTTCAGAATCTGCTTCAATAAACTCGCCATCCGCATTTAGCGAATACCAGACATTTGGCTTAACGCCGTTATCACCAACCTTGCTTGATCTTATGTGGATCAAACGGCCATCGTTCGCGTCTCGAAAGCACAGGACAATCGCCCCTGTGATTGAAGAGCGGGCGCGACCCTTGATTCCAAGCGACACTGCAACAGACTCTGCTCCATTCGCCTCAGCAGCCGACTGGTTGCCTGTGTTCGTGGCAGCCGACCTGTCGCCTGTGTTCGTGGCAGCCGACTGGTTGCCTGTGTTCGTGGCAGCCGACTGGTTGCCTGTGTTCGTGGCAGCCGACCTGTCGCCTGTGACGATGGTTTGCGCAATGGATGCGTCTAGCTTGCCGAGTACCCAATCCACAGCGCGGCCAACCAACAACGGCAGGCTCATTTCTGCTTCTATAGTGAGCGAAGCACTAGCAATCTTGCTATCCCCTTCTTTGCTTCTGCTTAGTTGACCTGAAGCCTTAACCACTGAGAATCGACTGCTCGCCGGGGGGTAGTATGAAAAAACGTCGAGCGGGTATTCACAGGAGTGGAAGCCAGATTCGCACACTTCCACATTCCATTCGTGATCGTAGGTCTTCCCAATCTCAAACTGGAACCCGCGACATTGCAGGTTCTGGTTTAATCCCTTGTAAGCCGTGACTTCAATGATTGGTGGCGGATTGGTTACATTAGTCATTTTCTCGCTCCTGAAAAACTACACGGCTTGCATTGGCATGCCACGGCCAATTAGCGGTACTTGTTCCTCTTTCGAGCGGCATCTTGAAGCGATGAAGTAAGGAGCCACCTATCAAGCGCACAAGCCGTTTGCTGCACCCATGACACAACGTCACAA